CGGGGATTTCGTTGTTTACGAGAAAAATTTTACTGTACTGATAGAATCGAAAAATTATAGTGGAAATATTCAAAAATCTAAACAAGAAGCATTTCATAATGATATGAAAAATTCAAAAAATGAGGATTTAGACGCAGGTATTTTTATTAGTTTAAAGACAGGTATTGTAGGCAAAGAGGATATGTCTTGGGAACTGATTGGAGGAAAACCTGTTATGTGGCTTCATAATACATGTGAATATTATGGTAAAATTAAATTTGCATATAATTTTTTAAAAATATTAGTAAATAGTCAGAACCAAATCGATTTTACGAATGAGGAGATTTGTTCCACTATGAATGGTAAACTTTCATTGTTAAAAGGAAAATTAAATTTGCAGAGGAGAAGTTTGAATAATTATTTAAGTGAACAAAACAAATTACTAGACGAACAAGAAGAGATTTTATTTTCCGAATATATTTGTGATTTATTTAAATTTAAAAAATAAATTGATTTAAAAAAAAATGTATTATTCTCATTTAATAAAGATGGAAAAATACGATAAACAATTAAATAGAAGCGATTTATCGCTTATTTTAGATGAACATATTAATCAAACAGATCATAATCATTTTGAACAAGCATTGGTAGATATAAGAAGTAGATTATTTAATTTAGAAAAAAATGGGAAAATCCCTGGGAATGATTACTTTGAACTACCTGTACTACGTAGACAATACGCAACCGTAAATGGAACAGCTTTTATATTAGAAATGATTTCCTCATTAAATGCTAGAATTACAAAAATAGAAAAAAGGGTGGATAACTATGAAGATCATACTAATGATCATAATAATGATCATAATAATGATATTGAACTCAATAAATGATATTAAATCCGTTTATTAAATTTAATTAATTCATAAATTTTATCATAATCATCATATGTATTTATATTGTCGTTATCTGATTTATTATATCCATTTTTTTTGAAAAAATCAACTACTTCAGTAGATCCTTGTGCCTGCCACGCAAGTAATTTGATATTTTTTATATTGTATTCATTTTTTATACATTTCTCTATTCCTTGTAACAGAGTGGTACCGTATCCCATATTTCTATAATGATTATCAATACATATAGTATTAATTGTAGTAGTGTTGTTATTATTAATAATAACATTAGAATTTCCTATTATTTTATTATGTTTGAACAATTCAAATTTCATTAATTTCGAATGTAGTATGAAACCTACAATATTTCTAGTAATCATATAAATATATTATATATAATATATTTATACAATATAATTATGGGCGTCAGTACATATAAAAATTTACATTTCTTATTATTATTTAACAAACAAAAACGATTGTTTAACATAGCTGTTCATGAATATATAAAACAAGAAGTCCGTAATAAAGCATTAGTGCCTTATAAAAAACCACCCATCGATATTGTTCCCATTAATAAATAGAAATCTAGAACCTTTTTTTTGGTGCCTTAAATTAAGCAATATTATTTATTTCCTTCACAATCCAAAATAATAATCATATCAGATATAATATCTGTTTCTTTTAATGCGGTAAGAGCTATACAACTCGAACCGCCTAATTTAAGTTGATTATGGACATCTTCAACGTCCTTTTCATCAACCGATATTGCTTTCACTTTTAATTGTTGTGCAATTTCAAAAGCATATTGTTCAGGTTTATCTACAGCAATTCCATCAGATAACCCTGGTAATTGATCACAGTCGTTATATTCTAGTTGTCCAGATTCCAATGATCTAACAAAAGCATTGAATTTCTTTGTTTGAGAAATGATAAGTTCACAATTTTCAAAATGAGAAAAATAAGCGGCTAATCCAATTGGACCTCCTGCGCCAATAGCCGAGATCATAGTGAATGATTTGTTAGGAGGTATTTGTGTCATTATTTCATTTCCCAACGAACCATAACCAGTCATTATATCTTTTCCTCCATGAGACATATAGGTACCTTGGTTATGTAATAAAAAATCTGTTCTTTTTTTTAATGCTTCTGCGTAATTTTTAGACATAGAATCGACAAATCCTTTATGATTTTTTTCATATAAAATTAATTCATTATTCATCTTATCTAATTTGATTTGTTTTATTACTTTATTCGCAAATATTCCTGGATAAACAATAGACCACTTTTCTTTTTGTTCAGGATATTTTTCACTATAATATTTTTTAACAACATGAATAGCTCGTATAACAGCAATTCCATGATTACCGGTAGATTGGGTAACCATGTAATACGGAATTTTTATATTTATATTTTTATTCTTTAAGTTTTCAAATGCATTTAAAATAGAAAATAAAACACCACGCCATTTAAAGGAACCTGTAATCTGCTCTGATTCCTTTTTCAAATAAATATTATCTTTATAATGAACCAGATCTGTTTTTTTAACAAATGGCTCTATCAATTGAATTGCATTTTTAAATTCATTTATTGTAATTGACATTATATATATCATAAATAATATATATTATCATAAATTAATATTGATATAATTGTTGAACCATGATTAAAAATGACCAATCCATTCCATTCAGATTCAATATATTTCCTTTATCATCTAATAATTTAATATTCATTCTCCCTATATCCACTGGTCCAAAATAATTTCTTTCGTTTCTTTGAATCGATGTTGTGAATTCTGTAATAATATCTCCAGGGATCGCTTTTTTTAATGGAATAATTGCAAATATATCACTATCTGTGGGTGGAATTAATGTATTATCGATTGTATCTTTTCCTTCGCTTCGTGTATTATTTATTGTATGTAATTGAGCTGCCGTAAGTTTTTTAGGTACACCTTGTCCATATACTGGTGCTGTATGAAATCCGCTCTCTGTATCAACACAATTCACTAGAGGTAATAAATTTGTATCTGTTAATTTTTTCCCCAATGGTCCTCCAAATTTTGATTGGGTTTTTTCAATCGAAATTAGTCCTTTATTTACATGATTTGCATTATAATCTTCTACTATAAGGACCAAACATCTTGGACCATACACATCTACCAAGGACTCGCTTGTATATGAATATGTATTGTCTGAAGAATTATAAACAGCATCATCCGCTGTATAATTACTATTTCTAAACCCCAATACCCAACCTAAATTATTATTTGCCTTTGTCGTAGTTGATCTACATGTATTTATACATGATATTCCTCCTCCTGATTCAAAAAATGTAATTATATAATCTTGATTATCTAGTATAATAGTACTTTTTCCAGTATTTGAATTATATGTAGCTGATCCTGTTATTGACTTATCTTGAATAGCATCGTTTACTGCCTTAATTAATTCTTGTTTTGTATAATTTCCATCGTCAATATTAATTATATATTCGGTTTCTGTAGCAGTATTAGTGATTTTAAAACAAGTATTTCCATAGGCGCTATCTATTAAATACCATGAATATGGTATTGATATCGAATACATTTGTAAATTTAGTACATTCGTTAATGTTTCTGTTAAATTACATGAATAATTACTACTTGACCAAGAACTAGTATGAGGAGAAATAATATCTTTATATTTCACATTTTTTATAGATGGTGTACTATTTGTTCTGTATTTGCTATCTATACTAACCATTCGCGAAGTGATATTTTTTAATGTAGGATTCAATTGACCTTGTGCGATTGGGACTTGATGTTGTTGACTAATTCCTAATTTATGCTGTTTCATAACATTATGAGTATTATCATATATTCCTATTGCTTGCAATCGTTGTGTCGTTTTGTCATCTTGTTTTTTATCGCTATTTTCTAAATATTGGTCTGATATAAAACTATAAGTTTGATTATCCATATCATCATTGGTTATAGGATTATCTTCATTCACTATATTTTCATTACCTGGTTCTATAAGTTCATCTAATAATTTAATTTTAACATCATCAAAAAAATCTGCCATTTTAGTATTTCCTTCATTCTTAAATTTATTGATATAAAAATCCGTTTTAGCTGTTATTTCTGTTTCGGTAGGATTCGATAAATTAAGTATAGAAACTAATTCCGTTGTCGTATAATGATTTATATTTGTTTCTTGATGTTCATCAGACGCAGCAAATGCATTTTCTTTCGTTGAAAATTCTGCCATATTCTATTAAATTATATATATATATTTAAATGTTTATATTCATTTAAGTAAATAAAATTGATTTAATTATTCATCCTATAATATATCAAAAAAAAAACCATGGACGATTGTCAAATCTGTTGTGAAAAATATAATAAAAGTTCCAGACTTGATGTTTGTTGTAATAATGTAGAATGTGGCTATCATGCTTGTAGAAGCTGTATTCAAACTTACGTTATGAGTTCAACAAGTGATCCTCATTGCATGAATTGTCGTAAGACATGGGATCAAGATTTTATTGTCTTGAATTTAACCCGTGTCTTTTATGAAAAAACATATAAAGTTCAACGTAAAAAATTATTGTTTGAAAGAGAACAAAGCAAAATTCCTGATACTATGAATGATGTTGCTCAGTATGTTAAAGCGAACGAAAAAGAAACTGAATTTAAAGAGTATCATGATGAAGCGAATAATTTGTATACACGCATTGCAGAAATTCGTCTTAATCAATCTCGGATTCGAACTGAAATTCATCTTTTAAAAACAGGTAAATCCAAAGAAGTAGAAAGAAAGAAATTTATTATGCCTTGTCCAGGTGATGCCTGTCGTGGATTTTTATCAACTGCATACAAATGCGAGGTTTGTAGTAAATTTAGTTGTCCCAAATGCCTTATTGTTTTGGGAGAAAAAAAGGATGAAACTCATGTATGTAACGAAGATTCTGTAAAAAATGCTGATTACATTAAGAGCACTACGAAACCATGTCCAAAATGCGGTGAAAGAATTTCCAAGGTCGATGGATGTGATCAAATGTGGTGTACTATTTGTACTTCCGCATTTAGCTGGAAAACCGGATTGATCGATAAAGGAAGCGTCGTACATAATCCTCATTATTATCAATACTTGCGAAACAATACAAATAATGGTAATGCTATTCCTCGTAATCCTGGAGACAATCCATGTGAAATGAATGCACGCATGTATAGTCAATTTTACCGGAATGTTACCTTAGCAATTAATACTCATTTATGGAAATCATTTTCGTCAATTGAATCATATAACGAAATTCAAGATGAAACTGATAGAAATAACTTAATGGATAAAAATTTTCAATTATTATTTAAGTATCGTAATCAAGTGGAAACAATCAGTAATTTAATTCGTGTATTCAATCATTATCATTATGAACTTGATAGAAATAATGTTGAAATTAACACCAATAGTGATTATAGAACACTTCGTATTCAATATATCGTTAATGAAATTTCACAAGAAAAAATGTCGGAAAAAATGATTGCTATGGATACAAAACGTAAAAAATTTACAGAAATCAATAATATTTTACAACTCATCGATACAGTTGGTCATGATATTATTAAAAGTATTTTTGGTAAATTGATGGGTAATCAGTTAGATATTGAATTTTTGAAAAATAGATTACAAAATTCAAGTCCTTATGAAATAATGGATATTTTTGATACTGTATATAACGAATTGATAAAATTTATTAATTATTGTAATGATAAATTTGCAGTTGTTGGTGTTGCACATAATATAAATATTCATTATATTTGTAAAACAGAGAAAGAATTAACAATTAATTTTAAAGGATTTTCGCCCGAATTTATCAAAGCTTATCCAGAAAAATATGCTGAAATTCGTAGTTATAAAGGTACAATAAGTCAATATGAAACTAGAAAAAGAAAATATACCATGAAATCAGTTAAGAGTATGGAATCTAGTTGAGAATAATTTCCAAACCTTCTCTTTTATATTATAATTTAAATTACTCATTTTTTTTTGAGGTATACTTGTTATACCAAATCCTCTTTTTAAATGCCCCTTCCCTTTAAAAACAATATTTTCCAAGTCTTCTATTATTTGTTTTTCGTCCTCCAATATGTCCTCTATATCAACTCTATATTCACTTTTATAGGTGAATCTATTATAGTTGCCTTTGGAATAAATTTGGTATTTTTTATTGGTATATAAATAATTTTTTATCATTCCCAATCCCATAATTTTATTGCACGAATTATTCATTTCACAAATGATAACATTTGTATTTAATGTTATCATTTCACTTATAGGATTCGGTGTTCCATATATACATCCATGTATTTCATTTGTTCTTCTATACTCATTATTTTCATTCCAGGTATCATTGTTAAATCTTGTCGAAGCAATAGTAATCATTTTTTTTGATTAAAAAATAGGAGAATATTCAATATCAATTTTATACTTTATTTCCCTTTTATTTTTTTTTATGTAAATCATTATACATTTCATTACGTTTTATTTGTTCTTGTAATTGAATATAGATTTGTTGTTTTTGTATTTTTTTCTCATATTCCTCCCTCTTTTGAATACGTTCGACCGTATTTTCATATCGTAAATTTGGTTTTAATTTATATTGTTCCGCCTTATAATTATCTATGTCTTTCTCATGTTGTTCCACGATTATTTTTTTAAAATTTTCCGGAATATCTGTTAAATCTAGTTCCATGATACCCTTATATCCATCGACGATTTCCTTTTTATTCATATTATTTTTAAAAAAAATATAAATTATTTATTTCAATCAATTTTTCATTTTTCATTTTTCATTTTTAATTTTTTAAATTATATGAAATACTCATGATTGATATTAATAAAATAATGAAGTCGAATATATGATATATGTTTATTAATTTCTTTATCATATATGTAGATATCAATTCATATCCTAATTTGTTATAATAATTTTGAACACCTATTCCTGAAATTACAGCTATTTTTATATAACCATGGGTCAACGCGATCCATTCGGCTTGTTTCATTAATTTTTTACCTATACCCATATGTTGGGCCTTTTTTTCATCTGAATCGCTTTTTGGAGCAACTAATCCGTATACATGAAGTTCGCGAATTAATGCGCATTCTCTTATTTCAGTAAGATTTTTAATATATGAATTATCGACTATTCGAAGACGACAAAATCCATAAATTATTCCTTGCTCCTCATTTCCCAAAACAGTTTCCCAATGATCATCTACAAATGTTGAATCATAACTATTTCCACTTTCCATACTAATAAAATATTCTATTCCACCAGATGATTTGTATTTTCTTATTACAATCCTAGAAAAATTTATCATACTTAATTTATTTTTCACTTCTCTACAGCGTATACACCTACAGAATTTATGATCCGTTCTCATTTTAGCATCCAAAACTTGTCTTAGATTCGTAATATCATTTCCACCATAAATATATTGAAATCCGTCCGCCGTACGATGAGGTATATCTCGAATAACCCGGTTAATACGAACATGATAAGGAATTTTCTGTTTAATTCGAATTAACATATCAATGAACAGGTTTGGAGTAAGTTCTGCGTATGGTTTGTATGTGCCTTTATCATGCCATTCTTTTATTTTTGTCCAAGGAACTACTGTTGTTGGATAAATTTTCCACTGATCAAACTGATGGTCTTCTCCATCAATAATCTCATTAAACATTTGCTCATCCTTTTCAATAGTAGAACCAGGTAAATCTGGCATCCAATGTGCATCCACTTTATAACCATAATCTTTTAATAATTTTAAGGCAGTGATTGTATCGCTGTTATTACATCCGCGATTTACTTTTTTCAGGATGGTATCATCCGTATGCTGAACTCCCAATTGAATTCGTGTGCATCCCAATTCTCTCAACCACAAAATCTCATCTTCGGTAATGGAATCTGGTCTCATTTCTAAGGTTAATCCAATAATTCTACATGAAGTATCTACATTTATTCGTTGTTCCTGAATCAAACTATATTTTTCTCTTTTTACGGTATCATGAAAAGTATTTGCTGCCCAGAATAAATCACGTATAAATATATTTTGATATTCGCGTGGATATTCTGTCCATGTTCCGCCCAAAACAATCAATTCTATTTTATCCAAAGTATGACCATTAATAATATACTGAAACCCACGATCGTTGAATTGTCTGATTGCGTCAAAATCGTTATGTAATCCCCTTGCAACAGTCGGTTCACTGCTCAAATAACTCCTAGGATTAATATCTACTCCATTTTCATCGCGTTCTCTAGGACAATAGTGACAATCATGTTTACAACTGAAGCGCTGCTTCTTTTCGTTTCCATTTTCATCAGTATACGTAGGATAAGGACTGGTAATAACTGATACAACAACAACACCCGAAAGACTTCTCATGGCTTTACTCTTTAATGCCTTTTCCAAAATAGGATTTTGAATTAATAATTTTGTTTCTATAAATTTATTCAATATATATCCCAAATGTGCTTTCTTAGGAGACAGAGAATACTTCTTCTTTAGTTTTACAATTTCAGTTTCTACCTCCATACGAGTATTATATTTTTTCTCTGATAACTCCTTTACAAAATCGATTAATTTCTCATCATATTGTCCAAGCAGAATCTTTTCATTTGAAAATGTTTGTCTTAATATATCTTCCATATCAGTAGACATTTTTACTATTTTTTTACCCAATTATATATTAAAAAATAAAATCAATTTTATTTAATATATTAAATAGTGTCTTTTATTTGGTGCCCAATTTTAAGTCATTATAATATCTAAATTTATACTGATCCTTTGCAAAAATTGGACGTCCGGTGCGATAGAATATATCTATTTGTCGCTGTCTCCATTTTGCTTGAACCCGCAAACGTTTTTCATGTCTATATTGTTGTATAGATATAGGCTGTATTATTTTTTCCATATTGTTATATTATACTATAATAATCTTTATTATGTAATTTGTTTATATTTTCCTTTTCTTGATCGGTTAATTGAAAAAAATCTTGAACAGTTATATCCGTTATTATTTCTGGAAACCCTTCTATTTTTGTAATATCAGGAATCAATTCAAATATATATTTTTCGAGATATTTCATTCTGTATTTTGTACATTCAAATAAATATAAGGCAAATTTCGTGGATAAAAAAGCCTTGAGTTTTATGAAATCTTCCATAGTTCTATCTAGGATGACATACTTATCGCGATTGCTAATACCATATTTTCCTTCGGCGTCTAAATATGGAAACCCATACATACCATGAGCCATTACTAATTTCGGTTTTTTATGATATGGGCATGGTTGATAACTATAATTAAATATTAGTTTTGGTCTATTATCATATAATATACAAGTTGTGATATTTTGATATATCGATTCAGGATGTTTCTTGTCTATAATTTCTACATGTCTTGGAGGTAAATTCGTCTTAATGACTTTTATATTTCCAATCAGATCAACAAATTTCATCATTTTATTTATAATTGTTATTCCCATAGTAGGTATAGGATAATTTGGTTTCAATGTATATTTTTGTAGTATATTGTTTTCATCATATATTGATAAAATATTTTCAGTAGGCGATTTTTGTAATAGAAAAATAGAAGTAGGGGTTTGTGCATTACCATGGAACATCTTATTTGTCTGTGTATTATTGAAACACCTCAAATTTAGTAATTTATAAGAGGTCAATAAATCATACATTTTGGCCTTGTCTGGTTTTAACCAGATGATAGGAGTGATCATACATAAATACTGGTTTTCTTTCAGTAAATCCAAACTACATTTTACAAAATTTATCCATATGGTAGTCCCATCATTTGCTTTTTGTAATGAATTATTAGTTGGAACCTTCTTTAATCCATTACTATTAAAAGGGGGATTTCCAACAATAATATCAAATTTATAAGGACTTTCAAAGGACAAAAAATCCTGATGATATATGTTTGCTTTCTCTCCAAATATATTCTTTAATATTTCAATATTTTCACTATTTATTTCTACCATAAACAACATATTCTGAATAATATGATCCTTTCTTTTTTGTGAAATTGGAATTTCTTCTTGGAGAGAAATCATTAACCTGTTAAAAATACTTAATGAAAAATTTCCTGTCCCAGCCCCCGGATCTAACCATCTATAATTCTTATTTTTAAATATTTCTTTAGGAAATGTATTTAAAAAATACTGATCTATTATATATAGATCTGTTTTCACTTCGCCGTGATTAAATTTATTTATTTTATTGGTGATATTCCCGGAATGATTATTACTATCAATTTCTAAAACATCCATAACCCTATTAATTATAGCAATTTAAAATAAAAAAGGATTATATTTATTTAAAATTAAAAAAAATAAAAAATATTTTTGTTGTAATTTTTTTCCAGTGCAACATATAATGGGACATATCAAAAAATTGATTCATTTAAATATTTATATATAGTTGATAACAAACTAATAAAAACAACCCGAATAATATCACATCATGCGGCATAAAAGCGTGTCTATCCCTACTACCGAGATAGCCATTCTTGCCAAAACCCTAATGATTAGCGACGAATACGAACCCCAATGGACAACGCTTTCCAAGACCATTAAGCGCGCGTTATGTGTCGAAATAAACATTTCTTTCAACCAGATACATAGCGAGTCATTTTACAAGAAGCTACATAAGATTTGGACTGACAACAAGAAGGAAAGGATACCGGCAAGCAAAACCCGCTTGCTCGAAATGGGAAATGTTCCGTCTCCCTGTATCAGTATCGACTGTGCTATATGTATCGACACATACAAACTAGACGGTAAGGACAAAGTAACCACTTTGTTATGCGGACATCACTTCTGTACCCAATGTATATTCAAACATATACAAACAAGAGGTATGGAAGCATCTTGTCCCATGTGTAGATCTAGCATGTACGAAGAACAATACCATATGACATCGTCCAATGAAGAAATTATTCGCCAAATGAGAGCAGATCAAAAGAGATCTGACCGTCGACACATGAGGTGGGTAAAACGAGAACATGCTAGACAGGCAAAACGAGAAAATGCTGTACATGTATCATAAAAATTACAAATAATGGAATGATCCAAATGAATATATTTAGCACGGATTCCCGAGCGGTCAAAGGGGACAGACTTAAGATCTGTTGCGTTAGCTTCGCGGGTTCGAATCCCGCTTCGTGCATAAATGGGATATAAAATAGTTCGCCTCCGCGTGGTGTGTCCTGGATAGCTGAAACAAAATGAACTAATATTCGACATTATAGCTGTCGTTAACTGTTATAGGATATAAGCATAGTCCGAATTTTTATAAAATATAGAAAGGAACGCCTTTCAGGCGCAGCAATTCCCGAGCGGTCAAAGGGGCGAGACTTAAGATCTCGTGCATTAGCTTCGTGGGTTCGAATCCCGCTTGCTGCAAACATCCCACATAGTCTAATGGTTAGGATATGACCCTTTCAAGGTCGGGGCCGGGGTTCAATTCCCCGTGTGGGAATATATGTTCTTATAGCTCAGTTTGGTTAGAGCATCGGTCTTATGAGCCGAAGGTCTGCGGTTCGAGCCCGCATCTGAACACGTATGGGACATAAAATAGTTCGCCTCCTCGTGGTGTGTCCTGGATAGCTGAAACAAAATGAACTATTCCCTTTTAGCACAGCAAGATGCTAATTGTCGTCGGTTAAATTAAATACCTTTATTTGGGGTCCCTAACCATTACAGGGTGAGAGAAATGGGCGCTTCCTACTTGGCGCAAACCAATTTGACTAGGTAAATTCCCCTCTTTAAATTGGATGTAAAGTAGGTCTTCGATGCGTATTCATAATAAGGGAAATTTTGTTAATACATTGAAGGCAATTATAGATATATGAATTATGTGTTTGAATCATTTCGTTAATTCAGATGATAAAAACCGTAGTAAACCATGTCTACTATATTAATGCTATGATTTAGAGGTTAGTCTTATCCTCTATTTGAATATATTGAAAATTAAATGTAATGTTTGGACAAAACGACTTTAATTGAGTGACTTTGGAGGGAAGTTGGTAAAAAAAAAGATAAAGGGGACGCTCTTTTTTATATTACATCCTTCAATAAAAATATATTTTTGTTTTAAAAATATTCTATGCAGCATATCATGTAAATATCAAAAAATTGATTCATTTAATTATTTATATATAGTTGATATAAAACTAATAATGACAAGCATGATTAATCAAAAGCTAAGTATTTACATCCCCCACGTATTTATTAACATCACAAAGGAGCGGATTTGTGATGTTTTTGAAACCCAGGAGATCGGAAATGTAGAACGCATTGATTTTATTTCCAAGAAGGGCAAGGATGGAAAGGACTATAACACGGCGTTTATCCACATGAAGTGTTGGTACAACAACGATTGTGTTGGTAATCTTCAGTCCAAGATTACAACGAAGACTTCTACGGCTAGAATTGTCTATGATGATCCTTGGTATTGGAATCTTTACGAGAATATGAATCCTCGTTCTTTGAATGAACTTAAGTTGGAGGAAAAAATTCATACTCAAGGCAATCAGATTAATATTCTCACGACTGAGATGCAAAAGATCGACGCCTTTTCTCAGTACCTAGAGGACGAATTGAATCGCGCGCATGCTAACATATTCCAACTTAGAGATGAACTTGGATTAAATAGTATGTTTCATCCGATTCAGCCTATGACTAATGTCATCGAATCTCCAACGATGCATCGTTCCGATACTATAGATAATAGTGTATCCGCCTCTATTACGGATGAACTACATCAATACAGGTCAAATCCTGATCCAAGTATAGTTTCTCAAATGGGATATGAGATGTAATCTCAACACAAATAGTAAGTAAACAAAAAAAACAAAAAAAAACAAAAAAACAATCTCCATCATACAAAAAACATACAAAAAAGGAGAAAAAACCCGGTTAGCTCAGTTGGTAGAGCGCACGCCTTTTAAGCGTGTGGTCGTCGGTTCAAGCCCGACATCGGGTGATAGTGATGAAACCACTTTAAAAGTTTCACCTGTTCTTATAGCTCAGTTGGTTAGAGCATCGGTCTTATGAGCCGAAGGTCTGCGGTTCGAGCCCGCATCTGAACAAAAGTGACGAAACCACTTTAAAAGTTTCATTTAACCCGGTTAGCTCAGTTGGTAGAGCGCACGCCTTTTAAGCGTGTGGTCGTGGGTTCAAGCCCCACATCGGGTGAGGGACTGGTGGACGCCGTGTAAGATCCCCAAAAATGAGGAAATGGAGGGACAAAACCAAACCATAATGGAACTGTTTA